TTAGAACTTACCAACAGCTTACAAGATATTGCTAATATGGTGAGCATGTCTGATTCTAAAATAAATGTAAAGGGATTAAATGTAAGTAGAAAAGCAAACTATCAGTTAGATGATAGAACTAGAAAGTTTAAAGACAGACTTAGAGCTAAAGGCAACGACCTTCAAAAAAGAATAATTGATGAATTATATTTTGAAGCTAAACCAGGAGAAGAAGATCCAGGTAGAGTGTTACTGGAAGAGAAGAGTCACGTATACATGCATACCAAAACAGGTCAAGTGTATACATCAACCACCATGGCAATTAAAGGTGAGATGAATGATCCTGAAGGAAAGTATGAGCTTAATAGACTTTTTGGTAATCACTTTGATAAAGCTCTTCAAAATATTATTGAAGGTAAAACATTTGAAGAAGCTAAATCTGATATGACAGATATTGTATCTGAAGATATTTCAAGAAGAGCTTATGATCTTTTAAAAGGAATTGTATTAGGTCTTACATCTGATGGTTCTATAATAGTTCCTCAGTTTGTTGTAGCAGATCCTATATCCGGTATAGCTGGTTCTTTGGATATATTGATAATAAAGCCAAATGGTGAAATGTTCATCAAGGATCTTAAGGTTTCTAAAACTAGAAGTACATCTGATGCCTATAGAAACACTCCACATCCTGTAAATAAAGGATCATTATTAATTGGTGAAAAAATAACTACACAACAGCAACACAATATTCAGGTGGCTGTTTACAAAAGACTTGCTGAAATAAGTGGATTTCCTATTTCTGGTACATCTACAATACATATTCATTTACAATTAGAAGGACTAGGAGACACTCAAAGAATTAAAGATTTTGAATTAGAAGATGAACAAGAACATCTACCAAGTTCTAATGAAGCATTTGTAAATAGAATAGTTCCTACAAAACCTGGTAAAAATAAAGTGGCTGGCTTTAAAAAAACATTAGGGGTACACAATCCAGCTAATGATGATAACTTCTTAGATGAGAAAGAAGAAATGCCAGAAGAAATTCCAGCAGAAATACAAGCTAAACTTAAAGAAACTATTCAAACTTATAGAGATAAGCTCCGTAAACGTATGGAGTATTTAAAGAATCTTAATCAGACAAGATTTGATGCATTTAGTGATGAAAGTAAAGAACTTGCTATAGATAGAATATCACAACTACTTTCAGTTGTAGAAATAAAAACTATTGGAGCACCCGATCTTGCTTTTGGAGCACTACTAAATTATACAAAGGATACTCTTGATAGTTTATACAGATACATTAGTAATCCTGCCAATGTTGATAAAGAAAATTATATTGATGTTGTGCTAGAAGCTGAAAAGTTTGTAGAGTCTTACAGAGATATAGCAAGTATCCCAGAAATTGGACTTGGGTCACAAGACCAGTATGCTCTTATGAGATCTGTACAAAGTAGATTGAATGCTGTAAAAGCAGAAATCAATCCGGCCCTAGAAGAATATGTAAAAGATCTTATTAGAAAAAAATTAGACAATACAATTTCTGAAGAGGAACTTACAAATCTTTTAAAAGAAGGATACGATATTAGCTTAGCTGACTATGGACTTAGTGATATGCAAAACACCAAAGAAAAGCTTTTAGCTATTGCTGCTAATTTATGGACAGAAGCTGATCAAAAATCTAAAAACAAAAATGATACATTTAAAAGTAGAATAATGACTGCAGGTAATAAACTAGCAGCTGCTTTAGGTGTAAAGAAAATAGATTTTTCTTTCATGTTAAACTATGACAAAGAAGGAAAATTCTCAGGACGATATTTACAAGCCATTGGTCAAAAGTATTATGATATAAAACGTCAAGTGTATTCTCTTCTAAAGGATGAGAATGGAGAGACAATGGAATATATTGAAATAGAAGATTTATCTAAAGCTACTCCGGAACAAATAGCTCACAATATAAAAGTGAGACAGATAAAAGAAAAGATTCAAGAGTTTAGACAAGCTGAACAATTAGATGGTAAGAACCAAATAATAAGTGGTAATCATCATAGATTTAGTATTGAATTTATAAATGAAAGAGCTAAATATGAAGTTCCGAATGGTCAAGCTTTACAAAAAGGAAAATTAGTTTGGGTTCAAAAAATAGGAGTGAGTGATGAAGCTTATAGAAAATATAGAGATAGATGGTATGATAGAGTGGAATATTTAAGAGCAGAAACTGTTGATGGTGAATTTAAAGGAAAGGTTAAAAAAGATATAAGTTATTTCCCAAAATCAAAATGTGTAGAGATAAAAGAAATAACTAATGATGGTGAAGACATGAGAGATGCAAGATATGTTTCTCTTATGAATGGTAAATCTGCAGAAGATGTTGCAAAAAGAGAATTCTATCATGTATTTGTTGAAGAAATGAAAGCAGGACTAGAAAGTCTCACCCTTGACCAACAACAAAAGATGTTGGGAAAAGTGGCTAGAGTGAAGGATAATTATCTAAATGCTGCTAAACGTAAAGGAACTTCTTATTTTAAAGCTGTAACCAAAGGTATAACTAGTTGGTTTGATATATCTCCTAAGATGCATTCAACTCAACGTCTTACAGATGATGAAGGTGTTCCTGTAGATAACCTACCTGTTCTTTATACAAATAATGCTCGTAATGAAAAAAGAATAGCAGCTTTAGAACAAAAAATAAAAGACTTAAAAAATCAGTATATAGTTGCTAAAGCTTTGACTAGTGAAGAATATGAAAGTGAATTAAAAAAACTTGAACTTTCATTAGCTATTGAAAATTCTAAAATAGACTATGATGAGATTAATACAGATCTTGTAGAAAATCTTATAGCTTTTAGATCTATGACTGAGAAGTATGAGCAGATGTCTAACATAGAAAGTTCATTGTTAGCTATTTCTAAAATTGTAGAAAAGAAAAAATACTACCAATCTACCAGTGAAGATAAAAAGTTTGTATCTAAAGGTGTAGATAGTAAAGATATTTATAAAGCTGAAGGTGCTTCTCTTGCATATGAACGTATGAAGAAATGGTTCAAGATGGTGTATTACAATAATGATGAGTATGATTATAGTCAGTTTGCTCAAGTGGCTAAGAAAATTCAAAATATTACATCATTAAAAGGAATTGGTTTTAACCTATTTGGTGGTATAAATAACTATGTAATGGGTAGAATAAATAATGCCATAGAAGCTTATGGTGGAGTTTATTATGATAGAAAATCTTATTCTAAAGCAACAAGTGAATATAATAAAGATTATCTACCTGGTGCTATGAAAAGAATAGGATCTTCAAATGATGGACCATATAAACAAGAAAAACACTATTCTAAATATGAAGCAATAGCTGCCTATTTTAGAATGGTAAGAAAATTCCAAGATGATTCCGGTAAGCTAACTGGTAATAAACTTACAGAAGCTGCTTATATATTTCAAGAAGTGGGTGAATTTAATGTACAATCTAAAACAGGAATGGCCATTGTAATGGGAGATAAGTTTCAATTAAAAAATGAAACAACAGGTGAAACTCTATCTATATATGATGCCTTTACATTTAATGAACAAACAAATGAACTAACATTAAAACCTGGGTTTGAACTACCTGAAGATCTTAGAACAAAAGTTACCACTTACATATATGAAGTGAATAAACAAATTCATGGTAACTATGCTCATGAAGATAGAATGGTTATACAACAGCATGCTCTTGGACAGTTGGGTGCTCAGTTCCATAAATGGATAGTACCAGGGATTAAAGCTAGATTCCAAGGAAGATATGATAATGTTACATTAGGAACCATTGAAGGTAGATATAGAACTTTTTATAATGTTATGAAACATGTTTATCAAACTGAACAAGGTTTCTTAGCTAAGACAGTCGGTATGATTGGAGCATTTATACCTGGATCTAAAACATATCAAAATATGGATGAAATCCAAGTGAAGAACATGTATAAAAATCTTGCTGAATTAGGTTTCTTTATGGCATCTGTTATTGCCGCTCATTTATTTAGATTGTTAGCATCAGGACTTGATGATGATGATGATCAAGTAAAAAAATTAGTAAACTTTTTGATATATCAACAAACTAGACAACAAAATGAGATAAAAACATATATCCCAATTCTTGGTTGGAGTGAACAATTTCAGATGCTTAAAAGTCCAATAGCTGCTGTTGGTACAATGAAAGATTGGGGAGAAGCTATAAGTTCTATTCTTAGTCTTCCTTTCCCTCCATATGATAAAAACTATTATGAAAGAGGTCCTTATGATGGTCAATTGAAAGCTTGGAAACAAGCTAAAGATATAATACCAGCTTTAGGAATTCTAAATAGATGGGAAAGCTTTGAAACTGTTAGTAATTTCTATATTAGATAAAACAAAAAAGGGGATTAACTATCCCCTTTTTCTGTTGTGTACATAATTGATATATAAAAGAACAAAAATCCTATTATAAGTTCATCATAGTTTTCAGGTTTCTCACCTGGAAATGATACAGTGCCCTGACTGTATTCTAGTCCTAATACGGACTTATTGCTTTCTAAAAAGTGAAAGCTAACTTTTAGTTGTTTTTTCATACTGTGTCTATTATTAAATTTATAATTGCATACATTAGTATTAATGCAGATGCTAATACTACAATGTACATTGCAAAAAAGTTTGTGTTTTTCATAATTGTTTTTTAATTCCTACTCTAATTGCTATTTCTTTATTTAAGAATGGAGAGAATCTTCTAGTCTTATATTTAACTGCATTTCTTAATATACTAGCATGTATACCTGTAAATATTTCAGCATCTACATAGGTGTCACATTCTTTTATAATTTGTTGTTTGGTAGGATCATATATCTTTAGATATTCATCCTTAGCACAAAGATCTCCTATTCTCATAATAATTTACTGTGGTTTAAAATACTTCTTACTGTCTCAGCTAGTGCAAAGATGTCTGATGCATTGGCTATTTTATAATCAAAATTCCAATCATCTAGTCCTATCTCAGATGGATGATCATTAATGGGTTTCACCCCGGGTCTTTCTATACGGATGATGATACCACCTCTATCTTTGATAGCTTTAGCTTCATTAGGAAATCTAACATCAGTGATAATCCAGTTAGGAAATTCCTGTACTGGATTATGTCTACCTTCATCAGTTGTCCATTCAGGAGTGTAATCAGCCATTAGAGCATTCACCCATACATTATGATGTAGTCCATTTCTGAGTGCATCTGTACCAAGTTTCTGTAAGAAATCTCTAACAGTCATTGGCATACCATGTATAGCCCATTCAGAACCAAGCTCAGTTTTTTTGAATTCCTGGTCTTCAAACTTTTCTATATCAATTCCTGTAAGATGTTCAGCTATGTCTTTAAGCTTACCAGCAAACTTTCTAATTTCCCAACCGGATTGCTCTTCTAAGAACCATCCATGTTCTTCCATGTTAGTAACCATTACTTCAACAGGAAGAGCTAGTGGTTCTTCCTGATGAGCAAATATATATTGTATAATAGCACCTACAGTGTCTTTACCGGAACCACTGTATCCATTAATTCCTATAATCATTGTGTTGGTTTTTTAGTTATTGATAAAATTACTAACCAAATATGGTATAGCCAACCTTTTATGGTATTTTTTCTTTGATACATGTTTTAAAATAATGAAAGTTGTGTAACAGCTCTGCTCTTAACTTTTTCTATTTGGTTTATTTCTCTATATATTGCATCAATATAATACTTCATGTCAATATCATATTCCTCAAAAGGTTTATCCACCATCTGATTCATGGTGGTCTGCATCCATTCACCAGCCTCTACTTGTATTTCTCTACCATCAGTATGGCATTTTACAAGTTTACTTCCGTTATTGGATACATAATATCTGATAATCTTTTGAAGCTTTTTATCAACAAGCTGCCCATCTATTATATTTCTTTCTACAAAGTGCCAAGCTCCTTTAGCTTTAACACCACCACAATAATCAAGAATGTTTTGGTTCTGAGCTAAAAAATCTTCAGGCTTCACTCCATCTACAAGATATGCATATATAGCTTTAGGAATAATAAGAAAGCTTTTGTTCTTATGGAACATAGCCACCTTTTTCTTTTCTAAATCTTCCCACTCAAATCTACCTTTGCACTTTGTTTTTCCATTTTTATAAACAGCAATGTAATTATTTACATCACCAATTATCATCTTAGAATATTCATCATGCTCAAGAGCTAATTGTGTAAGATATTCCCATTCACCACATACTTTAAGATAGACATCTTTCTTATCCTCAGGAATCATCATCTCTAAGCCATCTGTATTCTGCATTAGAGGTTGTGCTTCTGGAATAGCAAGACATAACATCTCATATAACATAGATAGTTGTAGCTGACCATTAATGGTAATATCCATGGTCATCTTAGGATCAAATAGAAAACTATTCTCATCACCTGTTAAACCGTATGTACTATTAAGAATAATCTTATACACATAGTTCTTGGGATCAGATTTTGGAATCTTCTTTCTTTCTTCAAATATCCACTCATACAATTCACAGAATTCCTTCTCTGGTAGATGGGCTGGATGAAATTTATTCTTAATAGCAAGATTGGGATAGAAACTTACAACATCAGATGTCATAATAGTCCATCCCGGTTTAGCTTTATAAACTCCCATATCAGCAGCACCATGTAAACCACCTAGTCCATAGTCAGTCTTTACTCCTTTATAATTCATTGTATACTTAAACTTATCTTTAGTGGAGGTGATAACCTTTGTTCTAAAATATGTAAGTATATCCTGAAATTCTTGGGTTTGAAACTTTACAGATGGTAGTATACAATCAGCTAATACAATATAATCCCTTGGTGTTCTAAGCTGTTTAATCTCAGACTTTTCTATTCCTAATTTCTCTTTTAAGAAATGTAAGAATAGCTCTTTAGATATACGTGGCTCAGATGCAGAATAAAGATCTATGTTATATTCATCAGTGAGAGTTTTCCTAAGCTGTATCTGCTCTTTAGAATGTTTGAGAATTTCCTTAGTGGAAAGTACGTCATTAACACAATAGTCAATAACAGCTTTCAATGTGTTACTGTCTGTGACTGGTTGAAGATAGTGGTGTGGCATCTCTTCTACGTTTTGCCAATCCATAGAATACTGTATCCACTTAAGACTACTCATCTTTGCTTTGTTATCCCAGTGGTTGAGTTTGAATAAGTCAATCTGCCTGATTTTAAGCTTAGAAGGAGAGTAAGTAGCAAAGCCGCCACTATCTGTTTTCTTAATAGTTTCTTGTGCAAAATTAAATATGTTTTTTATAACATTCTCTGTAGACATCTTTTCTAATTTCTTAGCATTGTCTAGAATGTATTGAGTAATTTGAGCATCAAATGCTAGTCCATTATAAGAGATGTGCCATTCTTTTTGTGTCACACATTTTTGAAGAAATGTGACAAGCTTAGAGATGTCATTTCTCTGTTCGTGAACAACGAACAAGTGCTTTACATTACTGTCTTTATAATCTATAAATACACCTACGAAACAATTTACAATAGTTTCATAGTCCATCACCCAATGTGTTCTTTTCATTTCTATAATATTCAGTTAAGCTGTTTCCCCTTAAATTAAAAAGATAAAAAAAGGAAGTGCTAGAAAGCACCTCCTTAATTTATTAGTATGAATAACAATTAGACTGTCGTAATAATGCTGTTCTCAGCAGCAACTGGTTTAGTGTCTATAACAAGATCTATATACTGTTGTATGTTGAACGTGTCAGAATTTTCTGCAAATCCATTTACAAAAGCTTTAATCTCTTCTACATCCTCTATATAGTATTCGTAAAGAGTATTTAGTGTTCTTCTTTCTTCAGCATATGGTTTACCATTTTCTCTTTTACCAATTTTAAGATAGTTTACATCTCCAATATCAGTAAGCTTTGGTAACATGTGCAAAGACTCTTTACTAATTCTACCAATAATAGCTAACACTTTAGATTGTACATCAAAAATACACTCACTATAGGGACAGTTAATATCAGTAGGAATCATTTTGAAGGTCTTAAATTGACCCCAGCTGGAAGTAATCAGCATCATTGAATTATTCATACATTTGGTTTTGTTGGTTTAAACAAAGTTAAACTCTTTTTTTTAAACTTTCCAAATATTCTTTAGGAATTTTTAAAGTTTCTTTTTCCATGTCACACGCATTACACAATTCCCCTATAGATTTTAGGTCATCTACGTTTACATCAAGAAGGATGGCATATTCTTCAAAGTATTCTTGAGGATGAATATAAGTTTCAATATATTTATATTCAGAAGAACCTTCTCCGTAATATGTTCTTATAGCTTTCTTTAAAACCGTTGATAGTTTTGAATACTTCCCCATAATGAAATTAAACCAATCTGTTTGATATATGCCATAATCAAAAGTATAGACAGAATAGTTTTCAATAACTATCTTTTCTATAAACAAAGGATTTTCAATTAGCATATTCTGCTCAAATGATTTAAACTCAACACTATCAATGTTCTCAAATGTACAAATAAACTTCACGTCTTCAGCACCTATATAGTCTTGAATAGCTAGATAGGTGCCGGAGGGTGAAAATTCACTATTCTTCTTTATGCCAAGAGCTGGGTATAGAAATGACTTAGATTTCTGAAAGTATTTACTGTATAAACTCTTGATCATTTTATATAATTTATAAGGTTACTGAATCTGTAGCAAAAGCATGAGGAAGATCAAAACTGTTATTTAAATAATGCCATTCAGCTTTATCTAACACTTCATTAAGTCTGCCCAACCATGAAGCTAATGTAGAATCTTTTACAGGGAAAGCATATGTTTGAAACATTTTATCTATTGTAATAAAATGAAACTTCATCTCATACCCTGCATCTATAAGATCTTTGAAATGAACAGTTACCATTGTACAATAAATAACTGCTTGCATCCAATAAGAATAAAATTCTACACTTTCTTCAAAGTCTTTTAGCTCTTTGCTAGTAGTCTTTACATCATTAATATAGATAATTTTCTTGTCATTATCAACTATTAAATTATCAATAATTCCCTTAAGGCCGAAAGGTCTTCCTGGAACATCAATTTGTATAGGAAACTCATTAGCTATAATTTTATTATCAAATTCTGTTATATTACAACCAATAAGATCACACACTTTTTTATTAGTTCTAATTATCTCTACAGCACTATTACAATAGTCATAACTCTGCTGATCAATTAACGTTTTATTCCCTTTAGCTCTAAGAAAATTCCAATAATTTTCAGCATCTGGAGTTAAGATTTTATCCAGTCTCTGCTGGTCAGTCTTTAAACTCTGATGAAGATTCATATCTTTAAGAATATCTATGATAGCATCTGTAAATTCTACAAGACTTGTTCTTTCATCTCCATTCTTAGCAAGCTCTGTATGATGAGCAAACACTCTATCTACAACTGTTTTTGTATTACCAGTTGGTAGATTATCAGGGCTAACTATAAACTGCTCATTGAACTTCTCTGGTTCTAATAACAATCCATGAATAATCTTTCCTTGTACAAGATGAGCATCTGTCTTTTCTTCTTTAATTCCTAGTACATACAGCTGATGAAAAACCACTGGGTTCCACATCAATTTATTCAAACTACTATAACTGAAGTAGAACTTCTTTTTATAAAACTCTGATTCCATAATCTTTATGGACTCTTCCATTAAATCTTCTAATTCCATATGTTTAATTCTTTTAATAGTAATGCAATTCTTGTTGCTGTTTTAGGATCCTTTGTTAATGCTTCTTCATACTCAAGAAACTCTATTACTTTCTTAGTATCCACATCACTTGTAGCCTTTTCCATAGTATCAGCTATTCTCTTAAGCTGATTAGCTATATCAGGTAATGTACCTTCTATAAGTTTTTTACCCATTAGGGTCTCATGTAGTTCTGCCATCTTCTTCTTTTTTTTGAATGATTAAATTCAATGCTTCTAGCATATCTTGTACATCTTCTTTTGTGTATTCACGTATTTCAAACATATCAGGTGTAATAGCACTTAAATCTTCTATATTTAAACTCTCAAGATAGTCAAAACGAATGCTAGGCTGAGGATTTATTTGATGTTTTAAATAAGAAAATATTACTTGAAGCCATTGTATTTCACTTATATCAGATTCTTTACCGTTAATTATTTGCATCTCTTAAATGTTTAAATTGTTTCCAGTCTTCTTCTGGTAAATATTCTATTAGATTATCTATGGATAAATATTCAAGTAACATATGTAAAGCTTCATATTCACCACAGTGTACATCTAATTCTATTTGTTTAATTACTGTTTCTATAAGGTCCTGTTTATTTTTTGGACTTTTCATCTTGTGTCTTTTTATTGTGACAGGTCTCACAGAGCACCTGTAGATTATCTATTTCACAAAATAATCTTTCTACAAACCCTGGAAGGTCATTAGCACACCTTAAAGTACCAGCCGGTATAATGTGGTCCACATTGATTTTCTTGTCAGGATACCAATTAGAACACTCTGCACACTGATACTCAAACTTCTGTCTCTTAAGTGGGCCCTTGTAAGCCCTTTTAACTTTTGCTTTAGCTTGGGCTATAGGTTTCCACCATCTAGACTTTTGTCTTAGTGCACTTCTTATAAAAGACCAGAATGCAGACTCTGTCATAGTTCCTGCATTTCTAGTTTTTGGTGCTGCACCTTTTCTAGGTTTGGCTGTTTTCTTCCTCATTATTTAATTTTTTTGCTAAGATAGGAACTAATCTGTTCCTAACCTCCTTAGCTCCATAATCTTTTATACTATCTGATGGATCCTTGCTCATAGGAAGCACCGTAATTTCTATAAATGGATATTTTTCTTTATACTTTTTCATAGCCTCTATACCTGCATCATCATAATCAAACATTACAATAATTTTAGAATACTTATTTCTAAGATCTTCCATCACAGTTTGTTTAATCATAGTATTCTCACTATCAGGAGCTATAACATCTACATTCAGTTTTAAAGATTTAATAGACATTACATCTTTGAGACTAGAAGTAATTACTAAGTGCTTACGATTTTGTAATTGTTCCCACCCCTGTACATAGCTTTCAGCTTTGATAAACTTCTTATCTAATGTCTTGGGCTGATAGATTTTATATAGGGTACCATCTTCTTTGAAATAACCATAGAGATATAGTCCTTTGATACAAAGTTCATTATCATCCTTGGTCATGCAATAACTTTCTAGTGGCTTCACGTTGTGAGCTTCAAGTAGTTTAGATCCAATATTAAACTGTGTCCAGAAATATTGATCTTGTGTGGTCCAACTTCTAACTGTATGACTAGTCACCTTATACTTGGAAGCTTTTTGAAACTTTTCTATGTCGTATCCTCCATTGTTATGAAGAACAAAATCATTGTATGTTTCTACAATAAGCTGACAAGTTTTATGAAATGATAGATGTGTCATCTCTTTTACAAAATGTATAGCATCCCCTCCTTTACCAGTGGAGAAATCTTTAAACTTATAAACTTTACCATCAAAATATATACACATACTAGGTGTACGTTCACCAGGATTGAATATAGATTTAAACTTTACATCCTGTCCATTTAGTTTTTCTTTAAGTACACAGAAGTGTTCAAATATCCAACTTGATGGAACATCTTTCACATCGTGTACTAGATTCTTTGTATTAAACATATTCCAAAATTTTATGCAAAAATAAGGGGGAATGTAGAAACATCCCCCCGACAATTAAAAAAGAAAAAATACTACATATCAAAATCATCAACAGCTGGTTCAAAACCACTAACTGTTTTAGTTGTAATAGCTTTGTAATGGTATTGATTGTTTTTATCAAACTTATCTACTCCTGTTACATCCACTGAAGCAAACTTATATCTTGGTAAAGATAATTTTACAATTGTTTTACCATTATACTCTTCTTCAGTACCCTTCAAGAAGAAATATAGATCATGACCTTTGATAATATCAGTTACCTTCTCAACCCATTCTTCAATACTGTTAGCACTTACATTATCTGCATCATCTCTCAACCCAAGTTCAGAGGCAATAAATAATAATTTGTAAATGATCTCATTCTTAGCTGGGCTATCTGAATCAAATTGATCAGAATAAATAGTAGCACTCACTCTAGAAGACTGACCTTTGAACTTTGGTCCTTCTGGATTATTCTTATCTATAGCCCAACCTTCAAAGCCTTCCATTGCTGGACCTTCTAAGATTAATTCTAAAGATTTTTTACCACTCTTTGCAGTTCTAACTGATGAACTAAAGATGTGTGCTTTTACAACTCCTGGTTGTAACGATTTAGGAGTGCTTCCTCCCGATTTGATTTCTTGTCCTTTTGTGTTAAACATACTGTTTTGTTTTTAAATAATGATTAATTCTCGTAGTCAATAATTGCTTGTCTTACATATTCAAGATCATTTACAATCTCAAAGGTAGGGAACATTCCTTTAGGACTTTTACATGTGTTCTCTCCGTTGTTTTGTGTTTCAAACACATGACGGATAGCACCATCTTTGTCCTTCTTCACCTTACCAAATAATACAATAGAGAACAAGCCTTCCAATGTAAGCTTTTCATCTACCATTCTACCAATGGTTTTGGCTTTGTAACGTTTTTTTCCTTCTAAATCTGAAGATTCTTCTGCATGTGTCAAGAAATAGATTTGAAGATCATCTCTTAGATCCTTTGGCATTCTAGCTATACGTGCTAATCCTGCTCCGATCTGTGTGAACTTTTCATAACCTTTTTCATCAACTCTCTCAAAGAATTCAAATGAGCTCATGTATTGAAAATCATCAATAACTAACACCTTTATATCAGGTCTTTTGTCATTGACATATTTAATACAAGCTTCAATGTTAGGTACTGTGGACTTGTCATACATATTACCAGTGGGGTTGTCTTTACTCCAGATGGTATACTTTTTCTTCCAACCTTTGAACGGTAAGGGCTTGTTAGCCACATTAATGATAAAGGTTTCTTTGGGGTCCAAGTTTTCTATACTTGTAGACTTACCACTACCTGATTCGGCAATTACTAAAATACTCTGTGCCATGTTATGTTGAAGATTTGATTAAGTTGTTAAGCCAGCCTTTTAAACTAACTGGTTTACCTGATTGCATAGCATAGAAGTCTCTAATTGTCATCTCACTATACGGTGCATCAATTTCCTCCAAAGGTACTGAAATTTTATGGAATTTTGATGTTTTTTCTTCTACTTTTTTTTCCATAATTTCTATAGCAGCACCCTTGCTAATAGCTGCTGAGTAAGGATTTACCACTCTTAATTCTTCTAAAGGAACATTGTATGAATTCTTAGGATTGAGTTCATACTCTTCTTCAAAACAAGCGTTTGGTGGTACTCTATAAACTTTTCTTTCTGCATCAATAGGATCAAGATCACTACTGATTAACTCAAAGAAAAAGCCTTTGTCTTTTCGGAATTCTGAACCAAAGATTCCAACAACTTCTCTGCCCTGTTTATCATAAAAGGCTTTCTTCATGTTGAAATCTAATGGACTAATTCCAAGGTCATTGATTAATCCCATATGAAAGTTACGGATAGCATCTAGCTTCTGTTTCTTCCATTCTTTTAAATCAAATTGTGGATTTTCCGGCATTGTTTGTTTGTTTTAATTGTTATTAAATATCATCTACATCTATATCTCCGGGTACAGGTGTTGATGGTGTTGTTGCTCTTTGTGATAGTCTTGTGTATCCAGTTCCAGCAGTTTTACTACCACTACTTGTGGCCTGGGGTTCTGACACTTCTATCATTCTTTGTTTATTAAACTCTGCTTTCATAAACAGAATAGGATGGGT